TCCGTAAAACCGCTTGACATTGCCATTTCAAATCGCTATAATTGTCTTGAATGGGGGTGACTATATGGGTAAACAAGGCAAACTTGTAAAGCGCGGCCCTGATGGCATCTCAAAGGAGTGCCACAAGCAATTCCTTTGGCAGCCGGAAGAACTCAACGATATAATTGACAATTTCAAAGAGTGGTGCGAAGCCTACGACAAGGCAATATGCGTACCCTCTCTTTGCGAATATCTCAAAATCAGCAAAAGAACCCTGAACGCATATCTTGACATTCCCGAATACCGCGATATTATCGACCGGGCCTATGCGGTTATTGAATCCGACATAATTTCCAAAGCAATGAAAGGGCAGCAGCGCGAGATTATGTCTATTTTCGTGCTGAAATCCCTCCACGATTACCGTGACACCCAAAAAGTTGAAATGGATAACAAGATTGTCCTTACCTACGACGCTGATGTTTCGGAAATTATGGAGGAATTGTAATTGGAAAGACCGTTCACCATAACCGTTAGTTCCACAGGTGCCGTTACGCCTACCGTTATCCCCAAGGCAGGGGTTTCCGGTGAGCATAACGCCACCACGCTGAACTATTCCCTTGCGATTCCCGAAACGGGGATTTATAAATACAACATCGAAATCCAAAGCGGCCTCGGTGAAGCCTATCTTTCGGAGTTTATCACTCCGTCCGACGGTGCAACCCGCGTCGTTTCGTTTTCCATTCCTTCCGCAATTACCCGTATGGGCGCTGCGGACTTTTGCCTTATCGAAACCAAGGTTGACGCACTCGGTGAAATCATTTCCATCACCAAAAGCGCGATGACACGCTGTATCTTCACCGCTTCCCCCAATTCTCTTGATGACCTTGAAACATCTTATTCCGGCTTGCTGCAAGGACTTCTTTCCGACGTGGAAAACATCTATGATGCCATTGAGGAAATGATTGCCAATGCCGGGCTGTACTTCAACCGCCCGAACTTCATCTTTGACACGCTTGCGGAAGCCCTTGCCTATACCGGCGACGGCTATATCATAGGCTCCACTGTTCAGACACGCGGCTACTATGTGGCCGGAGATAACGGCGGCGCTTTGTACGAAATCAAGGCCAATGACACGCCTGATGGCATCTTTTCCTACGAAATCAACAATGACCTTATGCTCTCGATTATCATTGAGAACAACGAGGTTCGCGTAGACCAACTCGGGGCCAAGAAAGACGCGGTTCATAACGAACCCACAGCCGGCGACCTTGCGACACTTTCTGATTACTTCACTTATTGCGACGCTGAACTCGCGTTGAACGCTTCTGCCTTTGACGGGAACGCAGCCATCATCGAAGCGGCCCTGCTTGAAGTCGGCAAGGTGACATTCACCCCCGGCGAAGTCTACCCGATTACCAATCTCCATACAACCTATGCGATTGATGTGCCGTCCAACGTTACGATTGACGGCTGCGGAGCATACCTGAAACATATTTCGAAAGCGCACTATAACACGTTTTATATCAGCGTCAAAAACAACGTTGTTATCAAGAATATCAACTTTATCGGTACAGTTTATGACTACACGTCGGCTGCCGAAAATAAAGCGATTAAAATGGTCAACTGCTCCAACATTACGATTGACCGCGTTCGCATTATTGACTACGTAGAAGGAATCAAAACGCAGCAATCTTCGGGTTCTATTACAGACGAAACCCTATGCAATACCGGCATATCAATTACCGATTGCCGCATTGAGCGCGTCATTCAGGGTTGGCAAGCGAACGCACTTATCAACTCGACAATTTCAAATCTCTATATTTCCTGCAAAATCAACGAACTTGTCGGGCAGAACGACGAGAGTTTAGAGGCCCCAATTTACTCCTACGGGGTTGGGAACCATTGTATCTATGCCGGTTCCCATATCCGAAACTGTCAATTCAGCAACCTTGTGCTGCGCGACGCATATCGAGGAAGTGCGTTCAAGAGAGAATACGCTTCCACACCCTCCGATGAATCGGGAAATATCTCTATGGCAAACTTCTCGATTTATAACTGCCGTACCGCCATCTACCTTGGCAACGCGACGGACGGATGCACCATCACCAACGTCACGGCCTATAAGGTTCGGGTTGGAATCCTTCTGTCATTTTGCAAAAATATCACGATTGACAACTGCGTATTCACGACCTACAAGGAGGATGACCTGCCGACCACGGAAATCAACGGAACCAATTATCCAATTCCATTTGACAGAATCGGCGGACAAATCAATTACTATGCCTGTATGGCCTTGGGCGCGTCGGAGAACGTTAAGGTTTCCAACTGCCTGTTTGATACACACCATTGTTTGATTTACAAGATTGACCCTACACCTGAAACCCTGTACGTCTATGCGACGCACGACAAGACCTCCGATGACTATTCCTCAATATGGGCTGACGGAAATGCAAGCCAATGGACGCTTACTTCGCAGATAGCCGGAAGGCTTACCTTCACAAGGTATTGGAGGAACCTTCCCGATATGCCCGCGACGGGAACCCTGACGCACGTCAGCGGCGCTACCAATACGGGGAATATTACCTATACCGATGTTGACATCATAAGGCCGCATACGGTTGAAGATATTCAGTTCTTTAACTGCGATTTCAGGCTTGAAAAAGTCTATAACAATTCTATCACAGCCGGACTTCTCCCCTTTGCCGGAACCTATATCACGGACAAACTTTTGTTCGACGGCTGCCGGTTCTTCATCGAAGGATTCGGAGCATATCCCCTTGCCGGCGACTTCATTACTCCGAAAACCACAGGTGAAATGGCGACGGAACTCTCCGCGCTTTCTACTGCTGACAGGTACTCCTTCCTATTCTTCTTTGGAAATAACACAGCCAACAGGGAGCGGGACTACTTTACATCGTTTAAGAACTGCCGGTTCGAGAGTGCCGTTGAAATCAACAGCGTGTTCGTTGACTATGCAAGGCGGACATCACTTCATTTGAAGGTCGAAAATTGCACACTGAAAGGATTCCGCCTGATTGCGAGGCGTTCAACGCAGGCGGGTGTTCCGCGCAGCGATACCTACGATGCGCAAAAGAACCCCGCGTTCTCAACTTATCCTACTAACTTTGAGGCCCATTCGATTTATATGGATTCCCTTGACCGGTTCCTTTCGTCCGGGAATATCTATGAGGACTACTCCGGCCTTCGTCCGTATCAGTTCGCTGAAAGTTACGGAATAAGCAATCTGCCGGTCTACAATGACATCACCATCAACGCTGTTAGTTTGCGTCCGGGAGCATCCCCGCCTTCTTTCGTTGAGTTCGTGACTGGGATATATCAGATTGCTTTTGTCAATGGAAACACGGATATTGTTTATGGCAGTTTTGAAATCCCACACGGATATAAAGAGGGTACTGATTTAGAGGTTCATATTCATTGGTCGCCGTCGTCTACCGATACGGGCAACTGCGTTTTCAACTTTGACTACACCATTGCCAATATGGGAACGGGTGTGTTCGGCGCGGCAGCGCAGAAAACCCTAACGGCTGCCGGTTCGGGTGTTGCTTTGCAGCACCAATACGCTACGGGCAATACCGCCATTGACGGTGACGATATAAAAATCGGTGACGTTATCGTGTTCGCATTGTCACGTCCTGCCGGTGACGCATTTACAGGCGATGCATTTCTACATTCTATCGGCCTACATTATGAGTGCGACACGCTTGGAAGCCGCGCTCCGTCGCAGAAATGAGGTGAGATAATGTTTGCGTATCTATTGTTCTTTTTAAGACAGACAGTCGACCTCGTTGGCTTTATTACTGCGTACTTCAACTACATCATCATCGGAGGCTGATAAAATGGAAATCATCATCGCAATCATATCATCGACAGGAATCCTATCTATCGTATTCGCGGCCGGATTCAAGAGCATCCTGAAACATATCAACGACGATAAAAAATGCAGGGAAGTGGCACAGGGCCTTTTAATTGACCTTTTGCTTGCCAGCATTGACCTTGGAGAAGCAAACGCCCTCGCGCTGCAAAGGGGCAAAGCAAACGGAGAGTGCGATGCAGCGCTGCAAAAGGCAAGGGAAGTTCGCAAGGAACACACGAAGTTCCTGAACGGAATCGCTATCCAACGAATCTACTAAAAAGGGGTAACAAATGAAGGTATCTACCGTTGAATTATCCGCAGACTTCAAGGAAATCATCATCTTGGCAATAGGCGACCTCCACGAAGGCGACAGATTATCAGACGGAACGCTCCTGAAAGACAGGCTGAACTTCATTAAGAAAACCGACAACTGTTTTGTAATGCTCCTTGGCGACCTGATTGACAACGCACAACCCGACAGCCCCGGAAAGAACTCCGCTTGGTATGGGCGTCCGCACGAACAAATGGAATATATGGCTGAAACCCTGCTTCCGATTAAAGATAAGATTATTGGAGCGGTAGACGGGAACCACGAAGCGAGAACGGCGAAACACGGATTTGACATCACGGCCGTTATGCTTGGAAAAGTCGGAGTACCCCTGACGAGATACAGCCCGGATGGACTCTATACATTCCTGAACTTCGGGCAGGAAACTCGTCCCGACAACAAAGGCGGAAGGAGAAAAATCCCGTATCAGATTTATATGAACCACGGAACAGGCGGCGGAAAGACAGCCGGAGGAAAGGTGAACCCGCTTTATGGGATGAAGGATATTGTCGCGGCAGACTTATACATCAGGGGACATACGCATCTTCCGGCAGGACTTCCGGGAATTGTCTTACAGCCCGATTGCAGAAACCACACCATCATCGAAAAGCCCGTATTCTATATCTCTGTTGCTTCATCCTGCAAGTATGGCGGCTATGGTGAAACAGGTTCCTACACTCCATTGAGCAACGCCACGCCTTATGTTTACCTGTGCGGAACACGAAAGGCAATGGACATCGACTACGGCGTTCGCCGGACATTTTAAGAAAGGGCAATTAAAATGGGAAAAGATTTTGAGGAACACAAAGCAGTCTTTGAATCGAAGAACAGGACATTCGGAGAAGGCACCGCAAACAGGAACCCAGAAGAAGGCAAACTTGATTACGAAGGATTCTTTAACCCGCTTGTCTTGGAAGCGTATGCGAAGTATATGCACAAGAATCGGTACTTGGCAGACGGAACCATTCGCGACAGCGACAACTGGCAGAAACTCTTTGGCGAGAACCACGTCGCCGTATGCACGAAGTCCCTGCTGCGGCACACAATGGAGGTATGGAAGTACAACCGCGGATGTACCACAGACATCGAGGAGGCCCTCGGCGGCGTTCTGTTCAATGCGATGGCGATATGGCTGTCCATCATCAAGAAAGACCTTGACAATGATGTACTTATTGATTCGCCGATAGAGCGTGAAGGTTAAGCAAGTTCTTACAAAATATTGGATAACTGAAAGGGAGTATCAAAATGAACTGGAAAAAGAAACTCGCGAGCCGTAAGTTTTGGGCCATGGTCACGGGCGTCGTCCTTTGCGTATGCGTCATCTTCGGCGTGAAGGATGTTACCACCGAGCAGATTATTGCCCTCGTCACGGCAATCGGAACCCTCGTTGCGTACATTTTCAGCGAAGCCTCCGTGGACAAGAAAAACATTGATTGCGCTTGCAAGAAAGGCACAGAATGAAACTACCCATTATGCACCCGGTTGTTAAGGTTCCATGCAAACTTACACAGCCGTATTCGAAAGACCATCCCGCTGTTGACTATTCTTACAGCGGTGCTTATCGCGGAAAACTGCGCGCCCCATTCCCCGGCGTTGTCGTTGTAGCCAAGGCTACCAATACCACGGCTGGAACCGTTTTGATTATCAAGGGTACGGGCCTGTATGTCGGCCTGTATTGGTTTGATTATCACATTGATACCCTGTATGTCAAGGTAGGTCAGACGGTAAAAGCAGGGCAAACGGTGGCCCTTATCGGATTCACCGGATACTGTATCCCTGCAAACAAAAATGGTTCCCATCTTCATTTCGGGATTTGTTCTAAACTTCTTGACACGAAGTTCCCGAATAAGTCTACCTGTTATAACCCGGAAGGCGAAAAGTTCAAGATTTATACCGACCTTGACGCTTACACCAAAGCAGTTGCAGCCATACAGACCAACGAAAAGACAAGCGTCAAAATCATCGTGGATTGGTTGTATATTCGCAAAGGCCCCGGAACCGTTTACAAGCACATTGACAAGGCGCTGAAAGGCGAGGAATACTTCATCTTTGAGAAAAACGGAACGTGGGGAAGAATCGGAACGAACCGGTGGATAAGCATTAAGGGCAAATATGTAAAGTGGGTGTGACCTCTGAACATCGTCATTGATAAACCCCAACCGAAGCAGCGTGAGTTTATGCTCCACAAAGAGATGTTTGTCGGATATGGTGGGGCAAAAGGCGGAGGCAAGTCACACGCATTAAGAACCGTAATTATAATGCTTTGCGCGAAATACGAGAATCTATCGGCGGTTCTTATCCGGCGTACCTATGACGAGGTAAAGTCAAATCAAATCCAATACATCGAACAGATGTTAAAGGATGCGATGACAGGGGAGAACAGAATCAAGCACAATGCACAAGACCATATCTTCTATTTCCCGAATGGTTCCCGGTTAAAATATACCTATTGCAGTTCCACCAAAGACCTTCAACAATTCCAAGGAATGTCCTATGACATCATCGGCCTTGACGAGGCTACGCAGTTTGAGTACGAAGTCTTTACGGCCCTTGCGGCCTGTTTAAGAGGTTCCCCTGAACTCCCCAAGCGTATGTATATCACTTGCAACCCCGGCGGTATAGGACACGAATGGGTTAAGAGATTGTTCATCGACCGGGATTTTCGTGAAGGTGAAAATCCAAACGACTTCGCGTTCGTACAAGCGTTGGCGAGCGACAACGTATTCAACGGCGAACACTATATGCGGACGCTCGATCTCTACGACGAACCGCTGCGCTCCGCATACCGTGACGGCAAATGGGATATATTCATCGGGCAGGCGTTCCCGCAATGGGACGAGGAAGCAATCAGCGTTGACTTTTTCCAAATACCCGACCATTGGACGCTTTCAATGTCTATTGACTACGGATTTGACTGTTTCGCTCCAATATGGTATGCTACCGATGAACAGGGTGTCGATTATATCCTGCGTGGAGCCGAGTACAAGGATTGCGTTGTCCGTGAAGCGGCAGAACATATCTTCCGCATCGAACACGACCTCGGAATCACCGAACGAAGAATCAGAAGGTACGCGCCCCCCGACCTGTTCAGACGCTCAACGCAGACCGGAAAGACATCGGTGGATATGTTTGCCGAAAACGGATATACCTTTATGCCGTCAGACAATAACCGGGAAGCGGGATGGTTGGCCATCAGGCAAAGGCTCTCCGACGGTCAGTTGAAAATCATAAGAGGCGCAGCGCCGGAACTGAACAAGGCGATGAAAATTATACAGTATGTTTCAGGAAATCCGAATGACTGCGAAAAAACCCCGCACGACATCACCCACAGCCCCGACGCATTGAGATACTATTGCGTAATGCGAAACAAGAAGGCGGTAGTTCCTGCGGTAGCCGTAAAGCGGGATAAGAGATACGCAAGGGCATTGGTTGAAAACAAACATTATGGTTCGAGATTCCGTCCGGGCAACTACTTGAAAGGTTGGTAATATGGATTTTCTTCTTGCATTTATCGCGGCACTTTTGGTAATGGTTCTATTGACCGGTTCATTTATCGGTGGATATTTTTATGGGAAACGAAACAAAAAGTCCGTTAAGACGGAGCAGCCGACCGAGGAAGATAGGTTAAGACAAAAGCACTTGCAAAATCTGTTCCGGTTTTAAGGAGGATAAATGGCACTCAAAACCATACCGTTCTATGACGATTACAAACACGCCCTTCCGGCCAATATCTTTGCCGAACACGAAAAGGCGAAGGCATACAAGGATAGTCTTGGCGAGAACGGATTGTTTGAACAAGCCCGAATCAACGAACTCTATATGCTTGGACAGCATTGGGAGGGAATTGATATAGGCGACGTGGCTCCGAAGCCCGTTACCAACGTTATTAAGCAGATTATTGATTACAAGATTTCCAATATCGTCAGCAACCCTATCGACGCTATGTTCTCCTTTGAAGGGGTTCCGTATAATGTAGCGGAGGAAATGCGCGGAAACCCGGAAGAGATTATGGGTGCTGTTGAGGGTGATGGCGAACAAAAGATAAATGCCATCGCGGACGCTATTACTGCACACTTCAAGACCATTATGGAACGGTCACAGATGGACAAGATGATGCAGACGGGCGTCAGAAAAGCGGCTATCAGCGGTTCAATGATTCTATACCTTCCGTACAATCCGAAGGCCCGGACAGGATTAACCTCCCCCGATGGAAAGAAAAAGATTGTCGGCGCGATTGAACCGGAACTTTTGAATGTCGCAAACGTGGACTTCGGCAACCCGGCGCAACTCGACGTACAAAAGCAGCCTTACATCATTGTTTCGCAGATGCTTGAAATCAGGGACATTGTACGAATCGGAGCGCTTAACGGAATACCCGAAGATGAACTTTTGAAAATCGGAAGCGACGAGAACGAAAATACAGGGAATTGGAACACGGCCGAAAAAGATGGACAGGCCAAACAGGCTCTCCTGCTTACGAAGTTTTGGCGCGTCTATGACGAGAACGGAGATTCGTCCATCTACTGTACCCAAGTGTGCCGTGGTGTAACGGTCAATAAAGAGTTTGACACCAAACAGCAACTCTATCCCATTGCTATCTTTCAATGGGATGAACGTGAGGACTGCATCTACGGCCACAGCGAAATCACTTCCCTGATTGCCAACCAAAACGCAATCAACAGGCTTTCCTCGGTAGAAATAATGTCGATGCTCTTGACGGGAGTACCTAAGATGGCGTATAATGATGAAGTGATTACTTGCGCCATCACCAACGAACCCGGTCAAATGATTCCAATATCCGGTATGATTGGCGATGTCCGGCAGCATATCACCTACCTGAATCCCGCACAGACAAGCCCGAATTGGGATAATGTTCAGCAGGCCCTTATCGAGAACACCAAGATAATCTCGGGCGCGAACCAAGCGGGATTAGGCGAACTCCGGCCGGAGAATACATCGGCCATCATCGCATTAAGAGAAGCCGCGACACTTCCGCTGCAACCGATGCTCACAAGGTTCTATGCGTTTTATGAGGATATTGCGAGGATTTGCGGCGACATCATTCTGAACAAATACGGCGTACATTCTCTCAAAATGACAAAGAACGGAAACACCTATTACGTTCCATTCAACTCCGAGGACTATAAGCACTTGATGCTTTCCGTGAGAATTGACGTTGGCGCATCTACCCTTTGGAGCGTGTCCACCGTCATATCGACACTCTCGAATCTCTTGATGCAAGGCAATATCACAATCCTTGATTATCTTGAAAGAATCCCCGCCGGTTACATTATCAAAAAGAATGAACTTATCAAGGCCGTCCGTGAGCGTGAGGCACAGAAAGCGGAGATGGAAAAGGCCGCGTTGGCTGCTCAAACTCCTCCCACAGCCCCTACTGATGCGCCTACCGAAACGGCTCCGACAGAGGAGATAGATGTACCGGGAATGTTGGACGAACTGAATGACGACGAATATCAGGCGTTAAAGGAGCGCCCTGACATTCTCGAAAGCGTTATGGGTATGCCCTCCGAGGGAGGTTAATATATCATTCTTTGGGCATAGAATTAAAACAGCCTTATCGAAGTCGCGGGTATCGACTATAACCTACTTTTGAAAGGAGAACCAATGGACATCCAAGAAGAAATGGCTCAAATCATCACGGAGGCAACGGTGGATGAAACCCCGGCGGAACCTGAAAAGTCCGAAACTCCGAGTGAACCCGAAAGTGTACCGGCACCTACGGAGGAGCCAAAGAAAACCTTCAAGGTCAAACACAATAAACAGGAAGTCGAACTCACCGAGGAACAGGCAAACGAAGCCATTCAGTACGGACTGTATGTGAAAGACCGAGGCGGTATCACCCCCATCAAATGGTTTGATGAACAAGCCAAAGCGGCAGGATTCGACAGTTTGGCGGCTTATCAGAAGGCTCTTAAAGAAGCAAGCGAACAGCGTGAAGTTGCGCGTTTGGTTGAAGAAGATTCCTTACCGGAAGAAGTTGCCACCGAACTGGTTCAGTTGAGAATGGAAAAAGCAGAACGCGCAAAGGCCGAGGCCGAACAGACCACCGAGGCCGTTGATGCCAACCTCGTAAATGAGGTGCGTGAGTTCAATAAACTATTCCCTGACGTGGACGTTGAGAATCTTCCCGCAGAAGTTCTTGCAGAAAAGCAGGCGAACCGTTCGCGCTCCATCGTTGACATCTATGCAAGGTATGCCGTACAGCAGTACAACAAAAATCGGCAGATTGAAGAAAGTCAGCGGAAAGCAGCAGAAACAAGCACACCTTCATTGCAGGGCGTGGCAGATTCGCCCGACCTGTATGCCTTTATCGACGACATCATTTTCAAAAAAAAGGAGTAATGACAAATGCCTATCAATTTCAATGTATTCGGTGAAAAAACCGCCGATGCACTTGACAAAGCGTTCATTCAGAAAAGCGTTACCGGCTTTATGGACACAAACCCCGACAACATTCAGTTTATCAACGCAGACACCGTTCTCGTTGGTGAAACCAATTTCAGCGGCCTTGGCGACTATGACCGCGACAACGGCTTCCCCATCGGCTCTATCAGTTCGTACAAGCGTTCCTACACACTGACGCAGGACAGAGGCCGGGCCTTCCAAGTTGACGCGATTGACTACGATTCCCTCGACGCCGCGCTGAAAAAAGGCGTTATGGATATGGCTGACTGGCAAAACAGATATGTCGTGCCCGAAATCGACGCCTATACCCTTTCCAAGCTGTATTATTTCTCCACCACGAAACGCGAAGCGGCCAACGTTGAACTCTCGGCGGCCAATGTCTATTCCACGCTTGTCGCCGTTCAGGATTCCTGTATGGATGTTTCTGACGAGGAAGATTTGGTTTGCTTTATCCCGCGTTCCGTCCATTCGATGCTGAACGCCTCTACCGAAGTCACGAAAACCATCGACGTTCGTGAGGTCAACAAGAACGGCATCTCCACGAAAGTCAAGTTTATCGACAATATGGAGATTATCCCGGTCAACGCGCAGAGGATGTATTCGGCGTATCGTTCGCTCAACGGTGTTGATGACGACCAATACAATGGCGGGTTCGTTGTCGCCGACGGTGCTGTCCCGATTCAGTATATCGTTATGCCCCGCTCGGCCGCGTTCAGAATCACGCGCACGAAGAAAATCCGCGTGTTTCAGCCGGACGGCAATATCCTGAAAGACGCCTATGCGTTGCAGTACCGCAGACTGTATGATGTGATTTGCCTTGAAAGCAAAAAGTCGTCCATCTTCGTCGGCTATTGAGGAGGATGAAAAATGATTACTTGTACTCTTGACAACGTAACAAAAATCGTTGCTACCGACGCACAGGCCGCAGCCCTTGTGGCTCTCGGATATACCATTACCGGCGGCTCCGCGGAAGTTTCCCCTTCCGTCGCTCTCGGAGCGGTTCCGTCATTCCTTGAAGATTACAGCGATTCTCTCAATCCGGCGTTTCGTGGTGAAGGGCTTGTCCTGAATCTTACGAACACGATTGGCTATATCGCTGCTCTTGCACAGCCGGAACTTGACGAAGCCGATTTCAGGGCGCTGATGGACGTCATTCGCGGCCACGAAAATACCACGACCACCCTTACTTCTCTTGCCGTGGTTGACGCGCTACCTACCGGGCAGAATATCCTTACTACTCGTCTGTACTTCCTGACGACCGACAATACCTTGAACTACAACGATGGTTCTTGGCACGTTCTGACACTATAAGGAGGGGAGTCTATGATTACCCTTTCCCTTGACAATCTGACGAAGATTGTTGCGACACAGGCACAGGCCGACGTACTCCTGAAACAGGGTTACTCGTATGTGTCGGGGAGCGCAGAAGGCACCGATGTATCGCTTGCCGCTACCACAGGTTATGTTGAAAGCGGAAGCGGAAACCCCTCCTACCGTGGCGACGGCTGCCTTGGCGAACTTGACGGCGGGCTGCTTCATCTCGTAAAAACCGCTATGGCCGGCGACAACGTGACCTCCGATATGCTTGCGGTTTTGCGAGAAGTTTACCGCAAAGTTGCGGAAGGGGAAGATATTATCGTTCCTATCTTTACCGAAATGGAAGCCGTTACCGAACTGCCCGACATCGGAGAGGCTGATATAAATACCCTCTATGTGTTGACAGAAATAGACGGAGAGTTCCCGGTGAACATCTATGCTCCCGACTATGACACATTCACCCCGCTTAACGATTTCGACATCCACCGCGGCAGAGCGGCGGCGGCTGTGCTTGCTCAACTCTCCTCCGCATACGACTCCGGCGCAAAAATCGTGGTAGACGACGTATCTTCACAATCCGCCATTGAAGCGATTATTCTCGCCCGTATTCAGGCAGAGATTGATGTGGTTGACGACAACTTCACCGCGTCGTTCGTGTCGTCTACTTGGACACCACAAAGTCGAACTTGGAGCGGCAAGATTAAACTCACCGGCGAGGATAACGCGGCATACACCTATACCGACCATTATGCTCGTGTTTGGATGGTTGGCATTGAAGCGGAAACCGTTCACGGTGAAATCTCCTCGGCTTACGACAGCGGGGCCGATATTATCGTGGACGACTATACCTCGAAAGCCACCGTTGAAGCGTATATCCTTCCGCTGATTCAGGCGGAGATTGACGCCATTGCCGACTACCTTGTCGTGTCTTTTGTTGACAGTTCCTATGTGACGGAAACGCACACTTGGACAGGTAAGATTAAGGTTTGGGACGGACATATCACCGGTAATAGTTTCACAGACGCGACAGAGCGCACTTGGACTATCAGCGTTCCTGCGTATGATATTCACGCACAAATCTCCGCTGCCTATGCTACTGCCGCCACTATCAACGTTGCGGATTACAGTTCCAAAGCGTCGGTCGAGGCTGCAATTCTCCCGCTCATACAGGCGGAGATTGACGCGGTTGACGACAACTTCACCATTTCCTTCGTTGACAGTTCTTATGATGACGTTGCTCACACTTGGACGGGCAAAATCAAGACACAGGACGAGAACATCGCAGCGAATAGTTTCACAGACGCCGCAGCGCGGACGTGGACTATCACACAAACTTAAAGAAAGGCAACAGGGGCGGGCTAAACCCCCGCCCCGACGATTATGGACTATTTCAAAATCTTAAAATCATTTAGGCTTGACGGACATCCGTGGGTAGAAGGCTCAACCTTTGTCACGGGTTCTATGCCGATAGCACAGGCGCTGATAAAGAACAAGTTTATTGAAGTCGCACCAATGAAGAAAGAAATCACCGTGAAGGTTATGCGAAAAAGGTACAGCGAACGCAACAAAGCGTCGCTGATTCTTGAAGCAGAAGAACGCGGTATTAAGATACCATATGGGGCGGTTCGGGCAGACATTGCCAAACTGCTCCGTGATGATGACCGAAAACAGAAGAAGAAGAACAGCCCACACGCAAAGGTGAAAGCGGAACTTGAAGCGATAAGGAGAAAGCAAAATGACGACAGTCAAGGAAGTTCTCAATAGAGCTATTGAACTGCTTGGATATACCGACCGATATGGTATGTCCGATTCGGAGCAATTCGGCGCAACGTTTAAGACCGCCTTGACTGCGGTCAATACCGTTATCACAGACCTTGCCCGTTGCGAACATATTGACTATGTGCCTGTCACCTCCATTGACGATACCATCACCCTGTCACAGGTTTCCATTGACGACATCCTGCCTTACGGCGTGGCTCAATGGCTTGCCATGATTGACGGCGACGGCACGAATCAGCAGATGTTTGCTTTTATGTATAACCAAAAAAGGGCAAGCGCGCCAAAGCCTTATCTCACCATCACCGAAACGATACCCGTGAGGTAATCGAATGGAATATCCGCAACTGAACAAAAATCCCGGCGGCAAAATTGAACTCAAAGACTTTACAGGCGGTATAAATACTGCCCGAAACCCATTGCTTTTGCAGGACGACCAAGTTCCCGAAGTCGAGAATATGGTGCCGTTCCGTGGGGTGCTTACCACGCGCAGGGCGTTTGAATCATCGACTGCGCCCGCAACGGTTGCTGCGGTGGAAACTACGGAACGCCAACTCAAAGCGTCATTTTCCGTTTACGAGGTTGGAACCGGTAATACAATAAATTGGTTTCATTCTACATTCACACCGACGATAATCGACCAATCAATCACTTCCAAATGTCTTGATTCTTATTCCTTTTTAGAACCGCTTGTTCCCGATTCATTCGTCGAGGGTACTGTCTATGACCTTACAGAATATACCTGTGTTACAGACTTTTACAACCCTACATATACCGCCGTTGCAGGAACTAAAATCCTAACCAATGCAAGGTTCTTGCGTACTGTTCAGGTTGAAAGTTACCTACCCACCATTTCCATTGACTTAACTGATTACGTTGGATATTGCCAACATACGGATTTACTCTTTGAGGTTCAAATCGACGGAGAGTTTCATATCATCCGTGTGTTCTTGGACTATATCAANNATGAACGATATGCCTATGTTCCCACTATTATCACGGGTAAATCCCTTGATGGAACCCTTGCCACAACGCTTGAAGATTTCAACCTTCTTACACCCGCCTTCAAAGAGGAATGGTTTCCGAGGGCTTCCATTGTAACGGAATCCATAAACGAATGGCATACGCTCTACCCTTCTCCGTCTGTCTTAACACCATACATCAGGCTTAACTTGTCGCAACAGAATCTCGACGAGGATTCTGACGAGTATATGTTCTGTGAACTGTATGGCGTATTTCAGTTTGCGGAAGGTAAAGATACTTACTACTACGCTACGGCGAAACTTCAACATATCGAAGCGGCGACCACCGTCACGTTTAAGTTCTATAACGGCGACGGTTGGATGGTGCCGAATCAAGAAGCGTATGTCTTTGACGTTGTTCGTTTTAATGCCAATATGAAAAATGGATTTGCCGACATTCGTTTTGATTGGCGCGACGTGGCGGACGACATGGGTAGCCCCGCGCTCCACAATGCAAGTGAGTTCTTCAAAACATTCTACATTGAAAAGATTATTGTCACAGCCCGCAAAAAGAACCCCATGTACGATACCCTTGAAGATGCAAAGTCATTCGACCTTATCAACACGGACATTACCACGCTGTACGGCGGCACACGTTCCGGTATCGCTGACGGCACACGGAGATTCTTTGCCGGCTACCCCGAAGGCAACCTGATTCGGTGGAGCGGGTTGAATGACATTACCTATCTTCCCGAAAACAACTTCGCCTATGTCGGTGACGATGCTGCTATCACAGCGCTTGCAAAACAGTATGGCGCGTTGATTGTTTTCAAAGAGAACTCCACCTATAACATGGAGTACACCTATTCGGTTGAGGACGGCGCTACGACCGTTCTGTTCCCGATTACGCCTATCTCAAACGAATACGGGTGCGACATTCCCGCTACCCTGCAACTTGTCAACGACAGGCTTGTATGGGCGAATACCAACGGGCGTGTCTACATCCTATATTCGCAGTACCAATACAGCAGAAAGAACATCGCTGACATCGGCGGAAACGTCTACGACCTTCTGAAAGACAACCCTCCGACCTTCGCTGCTGTATGGGATAAGATGTACTTCCTGTTTTCAAGCGTTCAGAGCGGAGGCTCCTACGTCAACCGGGCGATTATATGGGACTTCGACCAATCCACCTACTATAACTATTATTCAAACGAGAAATCACAGGACAGGCTCTCTTGGTTCTATTGGGACATTACCGAAATCACCGAACAACTCACCGCCGCGCAGACCTTTGAGGACGTACTCTATCTCAATGGCGCAAACTACTATGCGTTAAGTGACACTTTAATTGATTCGTGTTCATTAAAGACCAAAGAGTTTGACTTTGGTGCGCCTACGCAGTTGAAGAATATCAGGCGTATTGATATAATGGCGGAGATAATGGAAGCGCAGACGGTGCAGATAGATTACTTTGGTGACAATGGAACGATACTTTATTCCGACTATCGTGCCATTTCAGAAATTGGAAATGTTGTGATAGTTCTACGCCCCCACATATTGCGTTTGAGGACGTTTTCTGTTAAGATTACAGGGACGAAGTTATCAATACAGGGAATTATTATCACAGCAGACACAGCAGGGAGGTTAAGGTAATGGCATACAATCCGCAGGACGAATATAAACAAGCACAGAAACTTGCCGCGATGTTGAACAAGTCAATCGACACGGCATACGCTCCGGGTATTGCGGAGTATAACCGTCAGATTGAAGCCGCTCCCGCTCAATTTAATCCATACCGAAACTCCGCCGAAGTACAGGCGAGGATTCAGGCGCAGACTGTCAATGAGCAGATGGCTAATGCGGGGCTTACCGCGTCCGGTTCAAACCTGACGGCGCAGACGGCGGTACAGACGGGGAAGCAGACCGCGCTGAAACAAATCAATGCACAGCAAGCGGCTGCGGTTCAGAAGTTGAAGTCCGAACTGAACGCCTATATCGCACAGCGCGATGCTGCCAAGCAAGAAGGCTACACTAGATTCTATCAACAAGCCGGACAGAATGTAACCGCGTTTAACCAACAGGCCGCGCAGGCTGCCAAGCAGCAGGAATACACGCTTGAACAAATGCGGGTTGCAAACAGTTACAATACGTCCGGCGGCGGGAGTTCGGGTGGCTCCGGTGGCGGGAGTTCAGGCGGTGGCACAGGCGGAACCAAGGAAGTTAAACTTACCACGGCGGAAAAGAACACCGCAAAGGCTTTCGGCAAAGCGTACTATTACAAGATGGACAACGGGCTGAAATCCGCAAGCGAAGCGTCGGTTGAGATAAGCAGACAGTACGCCCCCGGCTCGGAGGGTTGGCAACTTGCAATGCAAGAGGCGGGCCTTGTGACTTGGACGAAGAACGCCTATGTTCTTTCGGCTTTGAAATCACCCTCCACGTCGGGCAATGCGGGACTTGTAGCGAGAGCGCTGCTTGAACGTGGAGATGATGCTGCAACTACCCTTCAATGGATGAAGTCGCATTATGGGCTTACCGGAAATCAACTCGCCTTTGCGATGCGTGTTGCGGGTTATGGGGAGGCGGCTGTTAAAAATGCTACATCCGTTGCCAATACGGCCGCTCCACAGGTTGCGGCTCCATCCGGAGGAAATGGCAGGGTATCAGGGCAGCCGGTCAATACTCAATACGGGCAGGGAGTACACGCCTTCACGAGTTAAGGAGAAGTTATGGCCGTCAAAAAGAAAAAGCCCATAAGCCACTATGCTGGCGTTATGGCGCAGCAGGGCGCACAACCGAAGTCTACTGCAACCCGTGAACAGATAAATAGAATGGCAGATACAATCACCGCTCTTAACAGGAAGAACGGTGTTACTGCTGCGCCTGTTCAGACTACTGTTACCCCCGCTCCGGCCAAGCATCAATATACAAAGACGGGTGGATTTTCAGGTGGACCGTCGGGTAGTGGTGGTGGTGGTTGGGGTGATTCCACTCCGATATTTTCATACTCAATGGACAGGAGAAAGTTGCCGAATGGAGAGATTGACACTACTGGTATGTCTAATGCGGAAATTAAGATAGAGGGAATCTATCGTGACTTTCTGACGTGGGCTGAAAAAATATATGCGAAAGCGGTTGTGAAAAAAAACAAAGAATTTAACCAATACCGCGAATGGATGGGTGTGGAGCCTAATACATATACGGTTGATGTTGTTAAAGATGTAATGACTTCCAAAAATTATCAAGAGATTGTAGCCGACAGAAACCAATGGAAACAAAAAGCACAAAACATTATGGAAAAACAGGCGGCAAACAGCAAGGCGTATTCCGCTGCCCTGTCCATCGGTTCAGGATTGGAGGCAGGGACTAAAAACGCCATTGCGGGAATGACGCGAACATACGGAGTTGATACCGAAGTTTACGGAATCAATACCGTACAGGATTACGGTGTTATGGAGGCGGCCAATGCAGTTGCTTCCGCTGATGATACCGTGTTTCAGAAGGTATCCGGAACTGTTCTCAACGCAGTTGGCAATATGATACCCTCTATTGTTGCCGGATATTTAACGGGCAGTAACGCCCTCGGTTCGGCCATTATGGGATTGCAAACCGCAGAGGGTACCTATAACCGTGCCCGTATAGAAGGTAAAAGTCACGACGAGGCCAAGTCTTACGGGATTTTAGTCGGCGCAAGCGAAGCCGCATTTCAATACATTCTCGGCGGAATACCAGGTGTCAGCAGCGGATTGGTTAGTAAAATAACATCGAAGCCGTTACAGTTTATTCTCAAATATACAGATGATGTATTAAAACTGTCTGCGAAAAATCCTGCTTGGCAAGCCGTTGTTAAGGCAATGGGAAAAGCAACGGGCCGTATGGCGGGTGAGGCGCTTGAAGAAGGGTTGCAGGAATACATTGACGCGGCGCTTCGTTATACTTTCTTTGACGAAAGCCCGGAAGGTGGTATATTCGGAGTTGGCGTTAAAGGAATGGGCCTGTTCGGAAGGGCGGGTTATTCGGCGTTTATCGGCGCTCTTACGGCGGGGCTTTTAGGCGGAACACAGGTAATAAATGATTATACTTCCGAGAAAGTAGATGCGACGGTCAAGCGTGATACTGTATCGGACGCGGAGTTTGAAGCACAAACCGCAAAAGAAAATGCGGAGTCCGCTACTGAATCAGAAGATGATGTTCAAGATGTAGCCGAGGATGCGGTGATTGATAACGCGGAGCAAATCGTTGACCGCATTACGCTTGAAGGCACCGAGAAACTCATTCAGAAATGGGAGCAGGGTACTTACGAGGGTGTAGATTTAGAGAACGCACAGCAGAAACTTGAAGGATTATATCAGCAGCGCGCCGAACTGCAACAGAAACTCCAAGAGGGCAAGCGCGTCAAAGGAAAACTTGCCGCAGTTGAAGGGCGGATTACCGACGCACAGGCGATGCTTGAAGCAATGAATCAGTATCCGGCCCGCGTTGTGGCAGACTTAAAACAAAAGATTGCAGAACTGGAATCCAAGGCGGCAGAAAATCCCGATGTTTCTGAAAATCCCGATGCTATTGAAACGGCAAACGAAGAACTGGCGAAATACCAAAAGATACAGAAACTTCTTAAACGTCGCATATCTCTTAACAAGAAAATCAAGGTAGCCGAGGATATTGCCAAAGCCAAAGCCGACCTTGAAGCGGGAAACATCACAGAGGCGGAGTATGCAAACATAATGCGTACTGCGAATAATGTTGATGTGGCGAAAGCGCGGGCTGAAATCGAGAAAATCACCAATGCCATTTACGAGGCCCTGAATGGCTCTAAAAGCGATTTTGCTCCACAGAGTGAAATTACCCCACCTACGGCTGAAACTGCGACAGGCGAAGCCACAGCCGAAGCACCGGTGCAAAACGAGGCAGTTCAGGAAACCGCAGCAAAGGAAGTTGTGCCTGAAACAGTTGAGGAAGTTCCCGCTAAAACGGCAAAAACCCCCGCCGAACCCATTACCACAGAACAGGAAGGCGAAATCATACGGATTGCCAAGAAGCACTTCGGCGTTACGGTGGAGTTTGTCGATTCGCTTGACGGCAACCGAGGTTCTGTCACGGGATTGCGTGTTAAACTTGCGCGTGATGCCAATAACGGCTATGATGCGTTTCTCTATACGCTCGGGTGCGAAGTGACGCATACCCTTGAAGGCACAAAGCAGTATGAGAAACTCAAAGGCTTATTGAGAACGATGCGCGGCTCCAAAGAGTTTGCGCGTGACGTGAACCTGCGTATGGACGCACAGCCTGATATGACACAGGCACAGGCAGAGGCAGAGATTGTCACGCAGATTGCTGGCGAGAAACTCTTTAATCCCGATACCATTTCTCGGATGGAAAACAAAGGGCTTATAACGAAAATCTTGAACATCCTTCGGAATCTCAAAGAAAAGATGCGCAAAGGGGCATACGAACAGCAGATTACACGGGTGATTGAGGCGTATCAGAAGGCTTTAAGGAAACAATCACCTACAAAGACTACCCTGTATGAATCGGGGCTTGACGAACTGAACAGACGCGCCAATGAACCCGGTACCGTCATCAAAAAGAAAGGCGTAGACGCTGTTCGTGACGTGAGCGTTCCCGAATTTACCAAGACAGGGCGCAGGGTACCGAACCTTGCGAGAACAATGGTGGAGGCCGGAAGCCTGACTGACGAGAGTGTGGATGAGATAGCCCACAATCTTGCTAATGATAAAATAAGTTATAAGGTAGAGCATAATGCCGATGCTATTGTCAAGGGCGACAAGATGTACGGGGACTTGTCGCGCGAAAACGCATACCGCAGGGGACGGTCGCTGCTTAATTCAGGCAAACTTCCGTCGCCGGCACAGGCGGTATTCCTTCAACGTGTCCTTCAACAGTTGGCTGACGAAGTGGCTACCAACCCGTCGGGTACGAACCGTGTTGACTTTATGGAGTTTGCCACAGATTTAATGGCTCTCTCGACGAAGGCGGGGCAGTATGCACAGGCGCAGTCAATACTTAAAAAACTCACCAATGCCGGACGCGCTATGGTGTACATGAAGTTCGTCGAGAACATCAACAATGATTCTATATACCAAAACAAAATATCTAAAGGCAAGATGGCGGAAGTCACTATCGACCAAGCGTTGATTGATAAACTGCTTGCTGCGAAAGGCGAGGATATTGTCAAGGTCGAAGATGAAATCGCGCAGCATATCGCAGACCAAGTTCCGGCAACCTTTATGGAAAAACTCAATGCGTTCAGATACCTTTGTATGTTGGGCAGCCTGAAAACGCAGGGCGGGAACATCTTCGGCAACGTATCAATGCTTGGAATGGTCGTTGCGAAGAATACTATCCAAAAAACCATACAGGATATTGCCGTCAAGACGTCCAGCCATAAGACGATGACGTGGAAGTTCAGCAAGGAGTTGTTCTCTTTTGCAATCAACGACTTCCGCACCCACAAGAAGGCTGCAATGGGCGAATCGAAATACAACGATGTCAACCCGATGTTCGATATTTTGAGCAAGCGTCAAATTATGTGGAAGCCTATTGATAAACTCTATAAAGGCGTTCAGCACGGTATGGAATACTTCGACGAACGCTTTGCGGAACTTCATTATTCCACCACGCTCGAAAGTTATCTTGGTTCCCACAAGTTGACACCGCAGATGATAAATGACGCGGCGGCCAATATGGAGCGCTATGATGCCGATACCCCAGAGGGAAAAAAGGCCCGTGAGATAATGCAAACGCTCAATGCGGGCCGTAGTTTCGCCATCAAACAAGCGCAGAAGGCTACCTTCCGCAATGAAAGTAGGGCGGCGAATTGGCTTGCGGTAGGCTCCCGTATCCGTGGCGTGAATGTCGTCATCAATGGCTTGATTCCGTTCCGCAAGACTCCTATCAATATTATTGCGCGAGGCGTGGAATACAGCCCCGTGGGGTTGCTTTACAATGCCGCAAGGGTGATGACCGGAAGTGTGCAACGCGGAAGTATGGACTTCACGGAAGCGCTTGACCGCACTTGCTCGGGACTGTCCGGCAGCGCGATTGCGATGTTCGGCGCCTATATGATGGCCAAGGGGCTTATAAAGTTAGGTGATGACGACGAACTCAAAAATGTAGCCAAAGCCAAAAAGCAAATGGGCGAACAGAAATATACCGTAATGATAAAAGGTAAAGACGGCGAGTATGTGCGCGTCGATATGGGATGGCTCTCCCCTGTCTGTATGCCGTTCTTCTTGGGCGCAGAACTCTATCGCGGAATTACAAGTGAGGGAAATATATCAGCCTCCGAAATAATGGAAGCGATTACCAACATACCGCAGCCCGTCTTTGACCTTTCCCTGCTGCAAGGTATCAACAAGGCCCTTGGAGATATTCGATACGAGGACGAAGATAAGGAGTTGCAGACTGTCCTGCTTGGAGCCGCCACCAACCTTGTCAATCAGTTTGTGCCTACGATTCTCGGACAGATTGCAAGAACCTTTGATGGAACCCAAAGAACCGTCTATACAACCAAAGACGGGTGGAAGGGCAAGTGGCTTACCGAGAATATGCAGCGGCAGATTCAGGAAATCCAAATGAAGATTCCGGGATTGTCGAAGTGGATGGAGCCTAACCTTGATATATGGGGAAGGACGCAAGAAACCGACGGCTACCTATACCGTGGATTCCAAAATCTTGTGTCACCGGCCAACATCTACATACCAAAGGATGACAAAGTGACGCAGACGCTTATCGACTTGACGACAAAGGTGCGTGGCGTGGCAAATGAATACCCGATGCCGCAGCAAGTGTCGCAGGACACGATGGACAAGTACCATCTCACCCCCGAAGAAATGACCAAACTGAAAAAGGCCGTAGGTCAAGCGCAGTATAAGGCCGCAAAAGATTTCATTGACAACGGCGTGAAGATAGGGTATGATAAGAAGAACCCCCGAAACAAATCGGGACGCGGTAACGCACACGGCAACGTAACGATGGGTACATTCAGGAATAATTCCAATGGGTTATACACAGACGATGAACTTCGTGCAAAGGCCGCAAAGTCGGTTATGGAAAAGGCTTACAAGCAAGCCTTTGATGATATGCTTGCTTCTATTCAGGCAACAAAGAAAAGGTAATTGTGCAACTTGCATAGAAAAGCCGAGGATTGTGGAATATCCTCGGCTTTTTTAATAATTGATTTGTCCGTTTCAAAAGCGTATTATTTCTTCGAGAGGGGAGGTGAAGGCATTGAAGGAAATTACAAACTACGAGTGCGAGATTTGCGGAATGAACTACCAAACATCGGAGGAAGCGCAGAAATGCGAGGACAGTCATCCCAAGATTGAGAAAGGGGTACAAATCCATTACAGGGAGTGCGGCTGATGAAAAAGAAGAAGGTTAAGGACGTGGACACGCTGCCTGAAAAGGGGTGGGTGAAAGACAATCCTGATTTCATCGGAACGCATGAAGAAAGGAGGCTCGAACATTGACCTGCTACAACTGCGACAATAAAATTAAAGAAGGGGATTTCTACGCCGTATTCAAGAACCCCGATACCGAGGTTGAGATTGTCATTTGCGAGGACTGCAAGGAGAACGCATATTATTTTCAGAAAGAAGGGGATGAATAATGGACATAAGAACATTGCGCGCTGACGAAATCGACTGCCGTGTTCAGAGCGTTAAGCGGGGGAAGAATGACGTGGGAGCGGTGCTGCTGCTATACAAGGATGCCCGCGCCGATATGAAGATTCTTGATGAAACCTTCGGAATCTTCGGCTGGACAAGAGAGCATATCGAAATAGGTGGCAATATGTTTTGCACCATCAAGGTCAGAAACCCGGATACCGGCGAATGGATTGCCAAGCAGGATGTCGGCACCGAGAGCAACGAGGAAAAGCAAAAAGGCGAAGCATCCGATTCATTCAAGCGGGCAGCCACCAACATCGGAATCGGAAGGGAACTCTACACTTCTCCGTTCATTTGGGTAATCCTTGACAAGGGAGAATACTATGAGAAGGACGGCAAGTTGAGGGCATCGCCTTCCTTGAAGTTCATCGTGTCGGAGATTTCCTATTCCAAAGACCGGGTGATTGACAAGTTGATGCTGAAAGACGGCAAGGGACAGGCAAGGTTTACATTCTACAATAAGGAGAAATGACAATGCAATTCGTAATCGGAAAAAACGCAGAGGGCGAAACTCTCATTGGCCTTGTGGGGTATGTCGGCTCCGAACCTGAAAGACGGACGACTGACAATGGTACAAGCATCCTGAACTTCGGTATGGTGATTGACTACCGCAAGGGTGCTGACGGCACAGGCAAATCCGTTTGGGCCAATGTGGTGGCCTTCAATCAGGTCGGCAATAAGCGTGTCGAAAAGGGCGACGATGTGTTCGTCACCGGCAGGGTTCAGGAGTACACCTATTCCGACAGGGATGGCGTGGAGCAGAAGAAAAAAAAAGTGGTGGCTGATGCCATTATCGTTTCCGCCAATGCGCCCGTCAGTTTTGCTCCCGCAGCAAGCAAGTACGATATTCCGGCGGCCGAGGAAGAAGACTTACCGTTTTGAGGAGTGATAAAATGAGCATCTTTGATACCATTCTCGATGAAGAACTTGAAGGCGAAATCTCCGCTGATATTCAGCAAGAGGCCGGCGAGTTCAAAGTGATGAATGACTACGACGCCAATCAGGCGGTCAAAAAAGTTAAACTTCTCCGCAAAAATGTTGACCGGTACGAATCGGTCATCAAGCAGGAGATTGAGAATCTCAAACTGAAAGCGGCGGTGTACCGCGCACAGGCTGAAAAGACGGTCGAGTTCTACGAGAACTGTCTGAAAATATACACGATGTCCGCTGACTGCGAAACAACCAAGACCGGCAACAGGGTTTATCGGCTCCCGGACGGGAAGTTGTGTATCAAGAAACAGGAGCCGGAGTTTGTGCGCGATGATGCTGCGTTGACCGAGTGGCTCAAAGCACACGGAGGGAAGTTCATCAAGACCACAGCATCCCCGGAATGGGGAGAGTTCAAGAAGGTTTGCAAAACGCAGGGCGAGGTTCTTGTGGACGAGAACGGAGAGATTGTCGATGGGGTGAAAGTCATCCCAAGAGAAGAAAGGTTCGTGATTGAATGATTGCAAAGATATTGGCGGCGGGCGGCGGCGTTATTACTATCAGCGTTACCGAGGCGTACATCAACGAATTGGTGGAGGGAAATGTAAAACACCTTGAACTTTCTCCGTCAGACGGAGCCTTTATAACTGCCCCGCAGCGCCGCCATATCTTCGCAACCCTCCATGACATTGCCGATTGGTCGGGTGAGGATAAGGATACCATTCGTCAAAATATGCGGGATGATTTTTGCGATAAAACCGAGCGCCCGACATTCTCTCTTTCCAATACCGACAAGGAAACGGCCCGTGCCTTCCTGACCTATCTGATTGACTTCTGTATCGTATGGGGCGTACCCACAAAACAGGTGCTATATGACCGCACAGAGGACATTGACGCATACCTGTATGCTTGCCTTATCAATAAGAAATGCACCTTGTGCGGCAGGGACGGTGCGCAGTTGCATCATTACGACGCAATCGGTATGGGGCGGAACCGGACGGAGATATGCCATATCGGGATGACGGGAATCTCCCTTTGCCCAGAGCATCATTCGGTTGTGGAACAGCAGGGGAAGTCCTATCTAACAGACAGGAAACTCTACGGAATCAAGATAGATGACAAGATTGTCAAGACTTATAGATTGAGAGGTGATAATAAATGACGGAAGTGGAGCGCGTTCACAGCGCCCGCGAGATGCTTAACCGAATCAAGGATGCAAGGGACTATGCAAAAGAGGGATTCGTGCTGATTCAGGGGATGAACAAGGCCGACACGACGGGGAAATGGTTGGTCGAAGTGGCGGTATCCCGGCTTGAAGAAGCGTTTGAAACGGCTGACGATTTTTATAGGGAAACCCTGAAAGATGTCGAAAATATTCGCAAGCGCAGAAAGGGGAAGTTATTTTGAAAAACAGATTCAAGCCGGAGGACTGTATCTCAACGGGAGAAACCTATGCCGCTTCGCGCCCGGAGATTATTGCGGCAACAGGATACTGCGATTCCTATGTCAGGCAACATATCGGCAAGCAAAGGGAAACAGAGGTCATTCTCAACCTATGGAACGGACGCGGATACTTCAAGCCGACCGATGCCGACGAGGAAGCCGTACTGAAATACTTCCTTCGCGAACACGCCGCAGCAGTCACAAGGATTGCGCGTACAAAGACGGCCCGGAAATGGCTTGAACTTCATTCCAACTATTCCTTTGAAGATTACACGCCTGAACTCAAAGTCTATGCGCTGCCGGCCGAGGATAAGATATATATGATGCGCGATGGCAACTTGGTGGAGATGACGGAATGAGAGTTATCAGGATTAACGCCGAAGCCGTCGGGAAGCAATCTCCCTTATGGGGAAACGGACATTCTTATCTTCCGGCCAAGACCGCTGATTTCCAAAAACTTGTGGCATGGGAGTACGTCCGGCAGGGCGGTGAGAACTTCGGAAAAAACGCTATCAGCATCGTGCTGCATATCGAAAAGGGATTCCCAAAATCCTATTCCAAGGCCAAGCGTGACAAGTTGCGTAGCCAAATATGCACCGAGAAACCCGACTGCTCCAACGTATTGAAGGCAATCGAGGACGGGTTGCAGGGCGTGGCGTTCGACAATGACAAGCAAGTGGTATTCGTGAGTATGAGCAAGCGGTGGACGGACGAATCCTGCATCGTCTTGAAGGTGGAGCCGATACTATGATTTGGCTGAACAACATAATTCTATTCGCGTTTTGCAGGCAGACGAACAACCCCGAACAACTCAAACGAACCGCAAAGGAACAGCGGGATTTTTATAAGGCGCAGATGAGGAAAAAGAAGTGAACACAGAATATCATAAAATCAAATCACTTTATAGGCGCGATATGGAAGGCACAAAGCGGCTTATTGAAGGCGCGTATGCCAACGAACTGGTGGAGTATCTCAAAGACAATCAATGGATTTTCACCGAGAAGGTTGACGGAACGAATATCCGCGTCGTTTGGGATGGTCACAAGGTTGAGTTCTTCGGTAGAACAGATAAGGCGCAGATACCGGCCCATCTTATGACGAAACTGATGTCCCTTTTCTATGGAGAGGAAAACGCACAGGTTTTCGAGCAGTTATTTGGAGAGAGAGAGGCCGTGATTTACGGAGAGGGATATGGCCCGAAGATTCAGGCCGGGGGAGAGAAGTATTCTTCCGAAGCACAATTCATCGCATTTGATGTTAAGGTGAGTGACATTTTCCTTGAACGAGAGGCGGCGGAGGTTATTGCAGAGGCCCTGAATATTCCTATGGTTCCCATCATCCTTATCGGTAGTATCGGCGAGGCTGTTTCGTATGTTAAATCAAAACCATTATCACAGGTAGCCGCACAGGAGCGGGAAATGGAAGGGTTGGTCGGCGTACCGGCGCGCAGAATCTATGATGTTTTGGGCGGAAGGGTTATCGTTAAAATAAAGGGGTGTGATTTCGATTGATTATCCCCGCAATGAATGGCAAGACGATGCCTAAAAAGGTTGCCTATTCATCAGATGAACGGAAGCCGCTTGTCATTGCCGTTGACTTCGATGGTACGCTATGCGAGAACGCTTGGCCCGTCATTGGCGCTCCTAAACGTGAGATGATTCGCCTGATGATTGCTCGGAAGCGTATGGGTGACAAGATTGTTCTTTGGACGTGCCGGGAAGATGAATCGCTTGACTTTGCCGTTCAATGGTGTGCCTCCCACGGCCTGTACTTCGACGCGGTGAACGCGAATCTTCCGGAGGAACAGGAGAAATGGCAATCGAATCCCCGTAAAATCGGAGCGGACATTTACATCGACGACAAGGGGTTAAATCCGCAGAACATTCCTGAATGGTGGTTTGACTGAAAAGGAGCAGACAATGTTACAAAGCGGCTTTTACAACATGGATTGCATGGACGGTATGGCACAATTTCCCGATAAGTATTTTGAGTTGGCGATTGTTGACCCGCCGTATGGGTTGGAACGTTTTAAGCATGGCGGTTCAGTTATAAACAAATATGGCGATGAAAACGGGGAATGGAATAACACAAAGCCCACAAAAGAATATTTCGATGAATTATTTAGAGTATCTCAATGCCAAATAATATGGGGCGCGAATAATTTTCAGCTTCCACCTACGGAATATTTTGTGATTTGGGATAAGTTGAACCCTGTTGATTTTAGTTTTGCAATGTGCGAAATGGCATGGACGAACTGCAGGAAACCGGCAAAAATATATCAATGCAATTCAATGCAATTAGACCGAATTCACCCGACACAAAAGCCCGTTAAACTCTACGAATGGCTACTAATGAACTACGCAAAACAAGGCGACAAAATCCTTGACACACACGTTGGTTCTGCATCCTCGCTGATTGCCTGCCACAATATGGGCTTTGAATATTGGGGTTTTGAATTAGACGAGGACTATTACAAAGCGGCAAGCGAACGGCTCGAAGCAGTAAAGGCACAATTAAAATTATGGTGAAAGGAAACGGACGAAATGATTTGGTTTTACTGTTCATCTTGCGGAGCGCAGGGGCAGATGAGCGGCGGGAATACGTGTCCGAACTGCTCCGGTGCCATAATCGAAATGGGAAGGTTCCCGGAGCGTGAAAAGGAAGTCGAGGCAAAGTTTTGCGCTGCCCTTATAGAAGAACTGATGAAACATAAAGTAGAAGTATGGGTTGAAGAAGCCTTTCATAATGGTATAGAAAATGCCGATAAGGTAACATACAAGGAGGGCTATATCATTAGTGCGCTGATACATAAACTTCAAGACATTGGCCCGCAGTACCTTGCGTTGCTTGAAAGGGGTGGCAAGAGTGAGTGACCTTACGGATGCGGCCTTTAACAGAATGGAAAAAGCAGAACGCTCAAAGGCCGAGGCCATACCGCCAAAGGAATGTGGGTATTCCTGCGACTGCAACGATTGCAACGAGGCGTATCTATGCCAAGAGAAGTGGAACTATGACTACGAGTGCGATGCGGATTGTAGGTACTGCAACAACGATGATTGCAAAAACAGGTGACATTCTCAAAATCGGCATTTTGCGAAACTCATGAAAGAAGGGAAAAGACAATGAACAAGACAAAAATCGACTGGGCCGACAGCACTTGGAACCCTGTTACCGGGTGTCTGAACGATTGCCCATACTGCTATGCGAAAAAGATTTCCACAAGGTTTGATGCACATTTTTTTGCTGATAAACCAAAGGTTCTTAAATTCCCTATGCGTTCAAATCAAGGAATTATATATCCATATCCCTATGGCTTTACGCCGACTTTTCACAGATACCGCCTTGACGAACCCGCACAAAAGAAAAAGCCACAGAATATCTTCGTTTGCTCAATGGCTGATTTGTTCGGGGACTGGGTGCCGATAAGTTGGATTAAGGATGTGCTGACCGCTTGTTACAAAGCACCGTGGCACAATTACCTATTCCTGACGAAAAACCCGCAGCGCCTCATTGACATGGGAAAGCAAGGACTACTCCCCGCCAAAGAGAACTACTGGTACGGAACGACCATCACGGACGACGCGACGCCGTTCTTCTATTCCGAAGCGCACAACTGCTTTTTATCAATCGAGCCACTGATGGGCGCGTTCGGAGAGGACGGAAAACTGCCGCCCGCCATCAAATGGGTAATCATCGGCGCAGAAACAGGAAACCGCAAAGGCAAGGTTATTCCCCAAAAGGAATGGATTGAGAGCATTGTTGATGTCTGCCGCGATTTTGGAACGCCTGTGTTTATGAAAGAATCACTGCGTGAACTGATGGGCGACGATTCTAAACAGGAGTTTCCGGAGGGGCTGAAACGATGAATCACAATCATCGGCATTTGATGAAGTGGGAAATGAAAAAGAATTATAAGAAATACTACAAGCGCATGGACAGGCTTGCATCGACCATGAAAAAAGAGGGTATCGACGTTTTCTTTCTCTCCTCGCGGAGCGTTGACGAGAAACGAGCGGAGCAGAAGCGTGTGGCAAACATCCATCCAGAGGCACTTCTGAACGCTGTTGCAAGCGCGATGGTTGATATGGCGCGAAATGGCGGTGTCGATGTGAGGGCTGTGCTTGATGTGTTGTCGGGTAAGGTGTTGTCGCGGACGACGGGGGACGAAAATGCTTCTCAATGAGGTGAACACCACCGTTTATTGCGACACTTGCCATAAGCCGAAGTGCGTTGCTGTCGATGGAGTGCCCGGAAAACTTCCTGTTATGTGCGACTGCGAGGCACAGGCGTATGCAAAGCGTCAGCAGGAGCAGAACGAGCGCCGCCGTTTGCAGGGGATAAGGGCGAGGATAGAATCGGGCATACCGGCGGGCAAGTACAGGCAGTACACCTTCGCCAAGGACGACAGGGCGAATCCGACAGCCTCCGATGCCGTTAAAAAATACGTTGACGAGTGGCCGGAGAACCTCCGAGCGGGGAAGGGCTTGTTACTTTGCGGCGGTGTCGGAAGCGGTAAAACCTTCCTTGCGGTGGCCGCTGCAAATGAGATTGTCAAGCAGTCGTCCGTCTATGTATCGGAATTGTCTACCCTTGCGCGGGACGCGGGAGATTTTAACAAGGATATGGACAGAATCATCGAGAATGTAGGCTTGCTTGTCATAGACGACATTGGCGTTGAGCGGTCATCGGAGTATGTGATGGAAAATGCCTATGCTATTATCAACGGGCGGTACAAGACAGGCTTGCCGGTCATTTGCACAACGAACTTGACGCCGAGGGAATTGGTTATCAGCGGCACAAGCGTGAAGGCACGAATCTATGACAGGATATTGGAAATGTGTGGAACGACAATCGTGGTTGACACGAAGGTGAGCCGCAGGATAAAGAATAGGGGGAAAGCATGAACAGCGCCGGACAATGGTACATTATTCTTGCGGAGTTTGTGGCAATCGTTCTTGTGGCAATCGGTTATCTTAAATATCAAAAGAGGTTCATTGCGTTTGAGGACAGGACAATAAAGCGCATTAAACGAAGGCTCCTAAAATGCCTGTTCAAAGAAACGCTGCTGGAGCCGGAGGGCCGCGACGAATGGGGGAATCGGTAATGAAGCCCGAAGAATTAGAGGCTATCCGGCTTGCCGATGAACAAATGTTCGGCCGTAAAAAAAGTGTTGCAATTTACCGGGGAAAGGAGTATTATTATAATAACCGGGAACGCCTGCGGAAGAAGGGCCGGGACTATTACGCGCAGAACAGGGACAGTATAAAAGAATACAGGAGGCAGCGCCGGGAGGAGAACGCCGAAAAGGAACGGGAGCGGGACAGAGAGCGCTACCGGGCGAGAAAAGATGCAGAAAATAGTATCGGATGAAAACGAGGATATGACGGAAATATACTTGCGCTACAAGCAGTTGACAGCGGAGGTTATCATCTACGACACGCCGGACGTGATACCGTTTGAGCCATGCCGGGCCTTCAACGAGGACTATTACAGAATGATACGCCATAAAAGATAAAGGCCGCCTTTCGGCGGCCCATTTCTTTGCTTGATAGTTATTATCACCTCCAAACTAACCTTGTTGTTTCAGTTGCCTGCCCCAACGGTGCAATAGGATGCAATCTGCGAAGTGTGCATACAATGTCATTTTCTTGACTATCCCAAACGTACATTGTTGGACACGCGGAAAAAACATTATTTGACAGAATAGATGCCTTGCGTTTTAAGTCGCTCATTGTGTTAGCCCTTATAATGTTCCCGTGTAAAAGCCCCTTAAATCTTGTCATTGTTTTCCTCCTATTTAATACTTCTCATTGCCGATTCCATTGTCTTGTAGATACCGCACAGTACAGGCGGCTTGTCTTTCAACGTGTCGTATTCGTATTGCGTTACAAGCCACCGCCCGGAATATAGCAGGATTCTGTACCGGCGCCCGTCGGGCTTTTCAATGAGCATATAGCCTCCTTAAAACTCAATCGGAACACATTCGGCGGCCAAGTATGCGTTGAAGTTCTTGACGGTTTCCCTGTACCATAGGCCTTCGACGATTTCAAAATAGTCTTTGTTCATATAATCGCTATGATACAGGAAGTCAACCGCCTCTTTGAGCGTGTGCAACTTCGCGCCGCGCGGCAGTATCAATGTGCCGCTTGTAATGTCCGTGATATACCATCCAGTACCGCGTTGATTGATTCCAAAGGCATTGCCATGAAATAGATAGACATAGCCTGTTTCCGTGTCGATTCCCTTAATGCCATCGAACCGCTTGAAAATGAAATATGTTTGCTTTTTCATAATACCCTCCAATCGAGGCCGGGATATAGCGCCCGGCCTTCGCTGTTCTGTTTCTACTTGATTCTCAATTCAAAGTAGTCATCAATCATCCAATTTAATGCGCTGTTAAACGTTTGCTGTTCTTTAATAATGCGTTCGCGTTCAACGCGCATTTCTTCGACGTGCTGTAATTGTTCGGTGACGGTTTCAATCAATGCCTTGTGCTGTTCAACGTATGCCTTAATGTTCTCAACCACAACGGCGGCGTTTAACCTTCCATCAATAATAGGTGATAAATGCGCTTTTTCTCCGATGTAATTGCAAGCGTGAGCGACTTGAACGGTATATGATGATACATAGGCGGTAGAAGAATAGCCGTAATTATCGGGCTTTTCGCCGCGGATTGTGCGATTTTCGATGTACATTTTAATTTCCACCCATGAGTACTCCGATGAAAACTTCAAGTTCGCGTTGACTGCCTTTAACGCGGTATCAATGCGCTTGTTTACTTGCTTGCCGTCAAAGCGCTTGATAACTTCGATGACAGCCGGGGCGATGTCGTTTGCCTCCTGATATGCTTGCAAGTGCAGCCGCACAAGCGCGGCGCGGTCATTTGCGGTTAAGCGATAGTCTAACATTGTAATCCCTCCTTAATATTGATAGTAAATATCCGGTAAATCGAACCTTGAATTGCTTGTCAACCAATGCGGGACTTCATAAACGATTTCATCCTCTTTGACCGGTTGCAGCCGGCATATTTCCTCCACAGCGGCGGCGATTTCGGTCATATCTTCCCCGGTGTCGGCGATAACCTTTTTTATCTTTTTCTCCCCCCTCCAAGCCAATCCGTTATTCTTTTCTCAAATATTCCCATCAGGAACAACGCGACTGTAAGACCAACGAACCAAGCGCAAGTTATTTGCGGTTGAGTCATCTTATTTCCTCCAATTCGGCAATGCGCTCAATCATCCATGCGTTGATTTTGTCTTTCATATCCGCATAATCCG